CGCAGACTAGATGAAATAAATAGATGGAGGCGCGATCCATCTCTCAAAGTATTAGCAATAACCACTTCTACTGGCGGCACTGGGCTTACACTCAATGAAGCTAAAACTACCATATTCTACAGCAATAGTTGGTCATCTACTGATAGGATACAAGCTGAAGATCGCAACCATCGTATCGGCCAGGAGAGTAAAGTGACTTATCATGATATCATTGTAAGAAACAAGATTGATCATAGATTGTTACTTGCGTTAAAGAATAAACAAACCAGTGCGAATTGGTTCCGCAGTATTGTTGATATACAAAGATTCATGACAGAATCTATTGATGAATAACTCCTGGCGCGCTAACGCCAGGAGTATAAGTCACTTGTTCTTCTTATCCATGTTATGCGTAACCTCTGACATTCTATTAGCTGTTTCGCTATTAGCATCAGAAGCACGCTGACTTAGATGCTGTCTAACACTTGGTGGCTTATACAATTTCCTACTGTCCAATAATCCCTTCATATCAGGAACCAAAGTAGCTGTTCTCAATACAAAAGGTTTAGAGCGCAAGAAGTCTTGCATAACTCTATCACCTTCAAATCTAGAATCGTTAAGCATTACAAAAGGCTCTGGCTTATCGTTTTGATCAGACATGCTTATTACTCCTAGATGATTAGACCGCCACGAGTTATTTGGGATGGTTGGTCTCCTGGAACAGTTGTATCAGCAGCACCATTTAAGTTAATGACACCATAAACATCAACCGCGCAATGTCTCCCTCTTGCTGTTCCGCTATATGTTGCACTCCAAGCTTGAACACCGCCTTGCATAGTAGCCATATAAAATCCTATGCTATAATTAGGATTGTTTTGAATGGTTATAGTATTGCGGACAAGCGTTAAATTGGAAGACCAATCAGCCATAGCAAATGCTCTACCACCGCCATATATTGTAAGTTTAGTTGTTGCAGCTTGCCAAGGCCAAAGAACACCACCCAACCCTGAACGTATACCGGCCCAAGTGCAAATACCAATAGCTATCTGATCAAAGAGTACAGCAGCACTTTGTTGAGCACTAATACCAAGACCCCAAGTGTCATAATCAACAGCATCTTGTCCTGCTGCTTCTATTGATATTCCTTGAACATAAAGCAATGCTCCATAAGCGAGACTTATAGTTGCCCCATTGATATTCTTAAGCAAATAGCTTCTTGGATTAGCAACATCACCATTTAAAATAATTGCTCCTGCATTTGATACAGCCATATAAACAGTGCCGTATGTGCCAGGAGCAAGTTGAATTGTTATAGTTTGATATGCTTGCTCAACATGCGCTGCAATCCAATAGATAGCGTGTTGAATAGTTCTAAATGGATTGGCTTGTTCACCAGTCCCAGTAGTATCGTTACCATTAGTAATATCAACATAAAATGTAGTTGGACCCAATAAAAGAATACGCAACTTACCTTCAATAGCTCTAAGCAATTGAGTTAAGTCATCTGGATCAGGAACCATACCAACAGACGATATTACATTGGCTACCTGACCATATAGCCAATTGTCCTTATCATCACTCCATTGATTGATACTGTTAAATTGTTCAACAGTTGGTGGAGCCTGTCCAATATAAGCCCATCCAGCGTCAGCTTGTGCAACAGTAGGATCATCAGTCAAACCCTGTGTAGCCCAACTTTCTCCGAAACGATCAAACCATGTAGGCATTATTGTTTACTCCTGGCGTATGGGTTATAGGTCTGCCGATGCGGTGAACCACGTATCGAATGCGGCGATGCCGCTCGCCGTTGATAGCGACAGTGCACGGAAACCGCCTGGGTCAATCGTGTCAGCGGATGGCGCGGTGCAGTTCGTTGGCGCAGTGATCTGTGATTGCGTCGCAACGGTTGGCGTCGCACGCATCCGCACCGCGAGGTTGACGCTCGATGCCAAATACGTGCTGGCAACAGCAGCACTTATGATCGCGTGTGTGCCGATGCCTGCCTGATAGAACCTTTGACAATTCGCTAAATCAATTCTTGGGTCTAACTTTTCTAGTGGCGTCATAGTAGAGCCAATTTCTAATTGGATGCCCCATAGCCAAATGGTGCCGCTCTGCACGCCAATGTTTCCTGAATTGGCACTATTGGTGGAGCCTGCTGAATACCAGAATCTTAGATTAGTAGCATCATCTCCGTTCGATCCTAGTGTCTTACCGACTATGCTTGGAATAGAAAACGTTAATGAAAATCTCTGCCATGCAGTCGATAACGTGACAGCTTGACCAGCAACTTGCACGACAGCGGATGGTGATCCACCAGAGCCAAACCATTGCACAATGTTGACACCGAGCTTAGGAGTACCAGAAAGGGCGCAAGACCAAAAGGATACAGTAACTGTTTTACCTGCTAGTCGTCGTATGTTTTCAATCGGCTGCTGGACAGCTGTGAAGTTTGCCCCAGCGGTGCCTGTAAATACGTTACGAAAACAGTAAGTTGCCGCTTCATCACCTATTGCTGTACGATCACTGTCAATAAGTGACATGACTTGGAATGATGCAGTATCGCCGGAAGCAATCATCTGCCAACGGTCTGATGTATAAACACCGCTTGTTGTCCAAGGACCTACACCGCGCTGCGCGACATTAAACATCCCATTATGAATTAAGTTACGACCAACATTATTTAAAGCTGGTGCAACACTACTAACTTGACCAGCAACACTAGCCCACTTAGTGCCATCCCATTGAACGGCAGCGCCATTAGGTTCTATAACTTGTTGGCCTATAGTTGGACTATTAGGAAAGTCAAACATTGCTGTCTCCTATAGGTCTGCTGATGCTGTAAAATTACGATTGAGAATAAATCCACCAGTTGCTGTCGGAACCCCACCAAGCCACATACCACTATTACCGGCTACTGCATTATAGGTAGGACTCGATACATTCACATCAGACATAGTTATAAGCACAAATGTTGGAGGTGCCCGCATAGTAGCAGGGAAAGAAACCATTCCTGCAACAGTGCTTCCTATTAATCCATATGAAGCAGTAACACCCTGTAATACTTGATAAAACCTTTGACAATGACGCAAGTCATCTTCATATGAAATCTTTTCTAGTTGTGTAGCTACAGAACCAATTTCTAATTGGACGCCCCACAATTGAAGGGTGCCAGACTGTGTGCCAGGAGAACCAGGACTTGAAAGGATATGGGTCAAACTAACATAGCTATCGCCATTTGTGCCAAGTGTCTTGCCAGCAACACTGGGCAATGCTGTTGGTCCAATAACATACCGAGTCCATGTTGTGCTAAGTGGTGCTGTCAAACCTAGGCTAGTAATGACTGTTGCAGATGGTGAACCACCAGTTCCAAAGTATTGCTCATATTGGATAAGTAAACGTGGGGTGCCAGATGCTACACGCGCCCAGAATGATAGAACAACAGTCTTGCCTGCACTACGTCTTACATTTTCTACCTTCTGAGCATAACCAGAATAAGCACCACCAGTTGCGCTACCAGTAAACGTTATGCTTAAAGCATTAGAGGCAGCATCATCGCCAATTGCTGTTCTATCAGCATCAGATAACGTTATTATGTTAGTGCTAATTGTATCTATATTAGCATAGACAAACCAACGATCAGATGTATAACCAGTCGTATTAAATGGACCAGAACCACGCTGATTAACGTTGAACATACTATTATGAATAAAATTTCTTCCAACGTTACCTTGTAGTTGTGACGAACCAATATCTGACCATTGTCCATTTCTCCTGGCGTAGTAGTTGCTGTTAGATGGGGCCTCGCCAACACTTGCCGGAATAGCAACAGCAGGAACCCATTGATTAGAGTTGCCATCATTATAATAGACAAACAACTGACAACTAACACTATCCCACCAAGATGCGCCAGGAGTAGGGTTACTTGGTGGCGCATCACCAGTATAACAGTATGGCGCTACTGGCGTTTGACCTGCGGCCCACTTAACGCCATCCCATTTCCTGACTGTGCCATCAGGCATAGTAACTACTTGATTTGTAGTTGGAGTATTCGGAAAATCAAAAGCCATTAGAGGCTCTCCGTTTTTGGAGTAACAGGATTAACATAATCCTCAACGCTAATCTGTTTCTCTTGTATATCGCCATACTCTTTATTAGCAGGGTCAGTTGGAACGAACATAGTTATTGGCCCAGTATGATTTCCAAGTATCTCACCTTCATCAAGTTCAACTTGAATAACTGTTTGATCCGGATTGCTGTAAAATAAACGCATAGTCTACCTCCTGATCTTTGGTTTACGTTGCGTTGCTGTTGTTCTAACAACAGCCCAATTATCTTCCACGCGCGGACTATTGCTTGATGAATACTTTCTAACTTCTGTATCCATCCAAGAGCTAGCATCATCAAGACCACTGACCAATAGACCAGCGTTCTGCGCTTGCATCAATGCTGCTCTATGGTTACTTGGATACGTTAGATCACCAACAGGTTGAGCAAATACATTCAAATTATCCGCTTGTGTCCACTTCTCAGGATATACCATCTTGTTGCCTGCCATCATTTGCTGCCAGGAAGTGTGTTTCTTGCCGTATACATAAGCATTGATGCTGTGAGCTTTAGGAGCAGTTCTTGAAACTCCCCAAGTTAATCCGTCAACAGTATCAATTAGAATCATTGCTTCACCGTCAATAGTGACACTTTCTCCTGACGCGAAGGTATCCTTGTATTGAAGCTGAATAGTATCATCAGTTGTTGTCATAGCTACAGCAAGAGCAGAAGCATTATTATAACGAATATGATAAGGGGATGGGTAAGCTCTTGCGTATCCACTGGTTGAACTTGCCCTATCTACAAGGTTCTTGATAAGCCATTCAGCAACAATACGCCAATCGTCAAAGCCAGCAGATACCATCCAAGCTAGAGTCAAACCAGTATAGTTTGATTGCCAGACATGTGAACCTGTATTGGCAGGGTCTTTAGTTGATGACTGACCAGTATCAGGCATATCATGGAATACATAGTTCCAAGGATTGGAAGATGTATCATTGACGTGCTTCATAGCCATTTCTTTATTCTTATCTAGCATAGGAATAAAGTATGACTTAGGCATTAGCCAAGATGGAACAATATCAGGAGTAATAAGATAGGTCTGTGCTATCGTCCTTAGTGGCCAAGCGAAGTATCTACCTTTATCAGACCAACGGCTACCGTTACCAGGAGCTAGCAATGCTAGATGATTAGTAAGAAACTGTTGCTCTTCCAAATAATATGGATCGCCAGTTAGTAGATACGGAACATAAGTCAAAGATGGATGGTGCCCGGTATCTGTTTTGGTTCGCCTTGTCCAAGAGAAGTAAGGTTGTCCAGTGCTGGCTGAATACATGTTAGCATTAGAATATTCAATTACCCAATTGAATGGCGCTAATGTATTAGGATCACGCACATGCTGTTGAAACGAACCTGAAGCTTCTGCTTGGTTACGGAAGAAATTTTCTGATACTCCTGGCCTTGTCGCATACTGTGCTTGCCAACCAGTAATCAAACCAATACCAGGATAGATACCAGTTTGTCCCTGATCTGCTGGTATGCCACAAGTAGACATAGGCGTATAGTTGCCCATGTTATACAATGGTCCTTTACATAGATTAGTCGCAACAAGAGTAGGGATTAAATTGACGCTCATTAGATCATACATAGTAAAGCGAACTGGTCTAACAGATGACTGCCAACGCCAACGGGAAAACCAATAATGTTCTGGAACGCTTATAGTTTCAGTTGTCCCATCTCTCTTAGTAATAGTTACTTGATATCCTGGCATATCGCTTATTGGCGTATACCAAGGATTACCATATTCAAATATCCATTCTTCCCTACTACTGTTTTCATCTGGTCTATAGAAGACAGTAAAATTGGGAAGTGTAGGACTAGTGCAAAGATAACATCGTTGAATGAAGTCGCCTTGTGGATCAACAAATGAATCAAGTTGATATTGTGGATAGAATAAATGAGTCGTTCCATCACTCGCAATTAGAGTTGCGCTAACAGTAGCGGCAATATCAGCAACTAGATCAATAGAGAATGATTGAACTATCATGGTGCAGTTACCGTAATGGCATATCCGCCAGGAGCAAGACTAACTGTTCCAACGACTAAGTAACAAGGAACATAACCACTATTTGTTAGAGCAAACTTACTAGCGTCTGGGCCGTCTAATTCTAATTGCTCTGTATAAGGATCATCAGAATGAGTAACAACTGTAACTTCTGCTAATTGCATTCCAGCATTTTCAGTTGGCACTTGAACTGAAACACCTTCTGCTGAACCATTTAACAACACTTGCATTACATCTGAACCCATGAGTTCAACTGTAAATGTATAAGTCATCTTTGGAGGCTTTGCCATTGTATCTACTCCTGGTGGGTTATGTAAGTGAAGCACGTTATAGGTCTGCTGTTGCGTCAATAAAGCCGCCGCCACCTACAGAGCCAGTCACATAAACTGCTGTCCAAGCAGCATTGGTGTTTCCGCTTCCTGTAGTAAAATGCATCCATGCTCCATTGATACTGCCACCTGCCGATATACTGGTTACAGCTATTCCAGCTACCGCAAACGAACTGTTGCCGGATGTCGTTATTGTTGCTGAACTGCGTTTGGTTACCTTGAATGGAACTGCAACAAAATATGCAGTAGGCGGATTGAAGTCAGATTGTGTTGTGCCAATACCCAAACCTTCGCTTGGTGCTAATACCCGTCGTTCAAAGAAACGTTGACAATGCCTCAAATCATCAGCGTATTCGATCTTTTCTAGTTGTGTAGCTACAGAACCAATTTCTAATTGGACCCCCCATAATACAAATGTCGCAGTTTGCACACCTATACCTCCTGCTATCACATTGGTATTTGCACCAGCAGAGAGGAACAAACCTAGTCTAGTATAGCTATCCCCATTTGTTCCAAACGTTTTACCTGCAATACTTGGTAATACAATAGTTACACTATATCGTGTTGATGTAGTTGATAATGTTATTGGCGTAGCGTTGATATCAACAAGTGCTGATGGCGAACCGCCTGTGCCGAAAAATTGTCGCAACCCAATTCCTATTTTTGGAGTTCCTGAAGTCGCATAAGCCCATAGAGAGATAGTAACAGTTTTACCAGCCAATCGTCTTACATCTTCAATAGGTTGCGATACCAAAGTAAATGCTGTTGCCCCGGCATTACCGGTAACATTGGCGGCCAACAAGTTAGCCATCGCTTCATCGCCGCTCTGTGCTCGCTGCGAATCGCCAGCAGCAGTCTGAGTGACAGTTGTCGTATCAAGAGCTAGATCAAGACGCCAACGATCCAACGTATAACCAGTAACAGTCCAATTGCCTGCGCCACGTTGTGTCACATTAAACATACTATTATGTATTAGATTTCTTCCAATATTACCAGTCAATACTGGAACAGCATTCCATGTTCCAGAACGTCTACCATAAGTCTGGCCATCAGTAGGAGCGTCGCTGTTCAATGCTCCTATACCAGCATTAGTAGCATTTACCCATTGCGTTGATGTGCCGTCATTATACCAAAGGTATAGTTGAGTGCCGATACTATCCCACCATAAAGCATTAGCGGTTGGCGCTACTGGCGCGGTATCCGATACAACAATCGTTGCAGCGCCAGCAGTAACGGCAGTATCTACATATTGCTTAGTAGCTACACCTAGTGGAACAGTTGGATTAGCAGCAACAGTAACAGGTTGTTTAAATGCTATGCTTGTTGAGTTAATATCTACAACAGAGTTACCGCCAAACAAAAGCGATAGCATCCGTGAGGTTCTATTGTAGCTAAATGCATCTGTGCTATCTGCTGATAGTCCATACAAGTTGCTAGATACTGTAATGGACATAGCAAAGTCAGCAACTAATGCTGCTCTACCAACTCTAACTGAATTAAAGAGTGGAGCATTAGACCAAGCATTGTTACTTTGTGGTGTAGTCGCGCCACCACGAGAATAAAACCATCCATCCTTAGCAGCTTCAGGTATAGTGCCAGAAGCAGAGAAAGCAATATTGTCTACATACTGTTTAGTTGCAGCTTGAAGATTAGCAACAGGATCAGCATCAAGAGTAATCTTGCCGGTCATAATGCCGCCAGCTATCGGCAAGTATGGCCAGTTAGGAGTTCTTACATCTTGTAATTGAGTTATCTCAGTGCGCGCTATTTGAAAGTTATCACGAACACTTTGCGTTGTAGGCGTTCCATAGATAGGCTTAGAGGAATCAATTTGTGAAGCCATCAGCCAGGTATTCCTTTCTGATCCCAAATACTATTACCATCATCCCATACTGAATCACCACGGTCCCAAAGGGATATAGTAACAGTGATTGGTGGTATATTTGATCCAGGCTTTCTAGCCAGTATGCCTATGCCAAAGCCATAGTATATACGTTGATTTTTGAAACCGAATGTATAGTCAGCATTAACATAGTAAGGCCAAAGCTTAACACCAGCAGCTTTAGGAATCATGTAATCTAGTAGCTGTGATCTAGGATCACTCTCCATTATAAAATCATTTATGTATACGCGCGCGTTGGCATTACCCCAATCATCAACTCTTGTTCTAGTTACATGCAATGAATTGTTAAAGGCATAGATCAATTCTTCTGCTGTTCCATGTCCATTGTTCAAAGCTATCTTAAGATACAACAATGTTCTATATTCAATATCACCAAGTATAGTTGCCTGTGAATAAGGCTCCCTCTTGCGTCGCATCCTAGCTTGGCCAAAACCGCGACCAGCTATTTGACTAGCAAATCCAAAGAACGGAATATAAATAGCATTGTCTACTCTGCGACTAATGCCGACAATAGAACCTATACCATCTAACTGTTGGCCTTCAGCAGTCTCTAGCCAACGCAAAGTGTATAGATCATTTAAAGCTTTATCCAACAAATTGAGTGGAGGATAAAATGCTTTACAGAAATTCTCAGTATTACTCTTGCCAATATGCTGGGCGAGCCAGTGGCTCCACGCTATCTCAGCATGATCATGAGGAAACGCCAGGAGATCTGTGGTATCGCTCATGGTATAGGAGTGCTATCTATTGTTACAGTAACATGAGTAACATCAAACCGTGAAAGTTCTCTAGCATTGATAGCTATGTTATCTGGTTGATAATCTCCTGGCGCTGGAACAATGTCAGGATCGGTTTCCATTGCAACAGTTATATCCATCTTACCAATGCCTGATATACCAGCATAGATAGGACCATAGAACCTTTGCACTATAACATCTTTACCAATGCCAAAAGAATTACCTGTAGCAGTGACTATCGTTTGTATTTGTGGAACTCCATTGTCAGGAAATATCTCTTCATTGTATAGATAAACGTGTATGTTAACCCAAATGTAAACAGGTATTGGACGATTGAAATTTATATCGTGATTGTAGCCAGAGCTATCAGTAACAGTTACCGTTACATCTCCAAAGGTATCAATGCCAGCAGCTTTAGTAAGAAAGATTTGTCTGGCTATTAAATCAGGATCACCACCATAAGCGATGACTTCAATACTATGTGGCGGTCTACCTTCGCTATCATCAACATCCTCTTCATTCTCATAGACTTCAACGTTAGATATACCTGGCACATTTTGTTGTAGTGTTGCTTTAATACTTTCAAGAGTAGCAGCGCCAAGTCTAAAGACACCGAGGTTATAGCGCAGTCTCAATTCATCATCGGTTTCCTGGCTACGTCCCAAGTAACCAGATACAATATTGTTGACGCTATCCCACCCAATGAATGTAGATACAATTTGATTTAACGAATTAGCTGATACATCTGCTGGCCCGAAAGTCTCCGCAGTAAAGTCACCAACAGAACCAATTAATTCAAATGTTATATTGGTAGATATCTGAAAGGTAAATGATATAGACTCAATACCATATATTCTAATTTCGTTTGCATCTAGTTCAATGTTAAATCCAGACGATAGCAAGGATGTATACAAAGCTGCCGCTATATCAATAGGAGCGTCGCCAGTAGCACAAGTATATTGATATGTAATAGCATTAACTTGTATCCAATAAACATCGCTTACAACAGCAGTTTGAATAGCAACCTTAACATCAATTGCAGCTTGCCGAGTTATAGTTACATCGGCATCAAGCAAGAAATTGTCTTGGGTATTATTATTACGGATGATACTACCAGCAGGAATAGTAATCCCTTCACTTCCATAACAAACGCACCAAGCAGAAGATGCTTGTGCGAATAGACGCCTAACACCAGAGAAACTAACAGCGTGATCCAGGTTAACGCCAGTAGCAGAGATAGGATACATAGCATGATAGACAGCCTCTGCTAGTTCCCACATCGTTGCTTCACGTTCAGCAAACGTATCTATGAATTGACCAGTGATACTATCTGGTCTGGTTTCAAATGTAATGCCAGTAGTAAACTGTAAAGTATCAATGATAGATTGACGTATCTCTGGCATCCTCATTCGAGTGAAGCCAGTTGGTAGAACACCATAAGTAGTTGTATTTACAACGTCAGACACGAGGTAGAACCTCCAATTTTACTGATTGTTCTATTGGTCCTAAATCAGTTTCACAAGTAAATTGAACACCAAGTGTTCTTGCCTTACGATCCCAATCAACAACAAGACTATCAATAGCGATAACATTAGGGATACTATTAATGTGGTTTCGCAGAATGGTTTCAACCACGGCCATCCTTGGATTCTTGATAAGAATATCTTCAAGGTATGGAACACCATAGGTTATATCCAAGAACCATTCCCCAAGGAACGACAACAAATTTATCTTGATCTGCTGAGCAACTTTGTCTGCTCCATCTATATTCCAGATTGAATACTTGGTAACTTGTGGTGGTGCAGGACTAACAACAGGCGTAGATATTGCTGTTGTCCATACAATATCATGAGTTACTCTTGATAATGCTATGTCAAAGTTAGGCATTATATTGGCTTTCCTGTATTGCCAGGTCCAGGTTGCACGCCAATATGATTGTGCATTTCTAGAACATAACTATTCGCTGGTGTTTGCACTGCAACGGTAGAAGCGTGCATAGTCATAGCGCCACCAGCATCTATATTAATGTATCCACTATTAGATGGATTTTGCATTCGCAAGTAATTAGCTTTGATGATTATACCTCCATCACTTTGTATCGTTATAGTTGCTTGATCATTTCCCAAGGTTATGTTGTTATTTGGATCAATGACGAGGTTGGACTTATTGAATTTCAATACAACATTCTTATCATGTCCAACAGTATCTTTCTGATTAAGACCGGGATGGGCTACACAATCAGAAAGATCAAATTGCCTTGGGTCTTTAGGCGCAGCTTCATTACCACTTAGCCAACCTTCCAATGAACGTTGTTGAAAGGAAAGCATCACTCCATCTCCTGGCTGTAGTGGCATAGTGAATGAAGCTTTACCACTACCAGTTGTTGGCCATACAACAGGAACCTCTACAATCTTAGGAGCATCTAAAGTATCGTCGCTGGACAAGGCTTTAGGAAAGGACGGCGCGACTATAGCGCGATTACGAGCCGCGTCGTAACTGATTACTTTACCTGGGACGGAAGTATTTAAATCACTGAGTGACGATTCAATCATCAACTGCAATGCTTCAACTAAATCGTTATACATTTTCAAAACTCATCAGTAAATTCATCATCTTCAACGTATCCTGTTTTATGTTCTTCACCCCTCTTGGCTTTACCACCTTTGGTATTTGATTTATCGCCAATAGGCTTCGCAGGATCAATAATTTTAAGTTCTGATTCCCAATCACCATCGTGGGTATCACCTCTATGTTGTATTTGCTCGCAACGAAAGATACCTTTTACATCTCTCGTATCCATCTCAACTCTATCACCAGGATTTACTTGTGGCATTAATAATGTCTTTATTTTCCAGCCATCAAATTCTTTTAATGGATCGCTCTTAGCTTTAGCAGTTTTCTTCTTGGGAGTAGCGTTACCATCTGATTGTTTACGTTCCCGTTCTGGTGATCCTACTAGACCAGAGTCAGCAGATATAACTATACCTTGTCTAGTAGTGACCATTCGCTTTTCTATAACTTGAACATTGCCATTCTGAATAGACCACTCTTGGCCAGCAGCTTTAGTTACTTTATCCATTAGAGTTCTAGCAGGACCAAAGAATGATAAGCCATTCTCCCAAACAAAGTCTATTAAGTTACTTGGCATAGTCAACGGCAATCCCATTTTCTTCGACACATCAGTAATGACTTGCGACGATTTAATTTTCTTATCATATCCAACTGATATTGCCGTATCGCGTATCTCCTGGCCGCCATCTGCAAGTTCAAATTCTGTAATGATATCTGGCAAATCATATCGTGACCACGCTACTGTTACGTTGCCATTGAAGATTAAAATAGGCCCATCTTGTTCAGCATAACCCGCATAAAGAATACAACGTGTATCTGGTTTTTCACAAAGTTCTCTAGATGACTTCTGCATATTCCATATCTGTATTTTATTGCTATTAGGATTTTTCTTGGCTGTCTTTACAATGTCAAACGTTATCCGCAAATCGGTTATCTCAACACCATTGTTGCCTTGTCCTACCTGCAATCTATATACACGATCAAACAGCAAGTGCTACGTTCCTATATTGTGACCACACACCAGCATCTATTAATTCTTGAACAGTGTAATAGACTAAGTAATACTTACCAGTTAAAAACCCATCTCTT